GTGGGGAAGCGCCCAGTACGAGGGGTCTCTGTACAGCAAAAGATTCCGTGAGTTTGAAGTCTCTAGGGACTACGCCAACGGAACCCAAGACACATCCATCTACAAGCAGATACTTACCTCTCTTGACCCGAACAACGGTGATGGGTCCTTGGTAAACCTAGACTGGACACCAGTTCCTATCGTTCCCAAGTTCGTAAAGATTGTAGTCAACAAGATTCTGTCTTCTAAGTTCTACCCCAACATTGAAGCTGTTGACCCTTTGTCGCGCAGTGAGAAGGACTACGAGAAAAATAAGATGAAGATATTCATCGAGAACAAGGACATCCTAAAGGAGGCGAAGGACTCAGGACTTCGCACCGAGGTAGACCCAGACTCTCTTCCCGATACCGCTGAGGAGACCGAAATTTTCCTTGAGACTAACATCAAGACCGCTGCAGAGATTGCTGCACAGATTGGCATCAACTTAACGCTAAGCTGGAATGACTTCGACGAGCGCATTTTTAGGCGCAATGTCGAAGACCTCGTCACCTGTGGTATTGCTGTCACCAAGCGTAGCAATGACCCCAACTACGGAATCGTTGAGGACTATGTAGACCCAGCATTCTTCATCCACAGCTTTACCTCTGACCCAAACTTTACGGATATAACCTACGCAGGCCACGTAAAGCGTATGAGCATTTCAGAGCTTAAGCGCACAGCAGGCAACCAATTCACCGAGGACGAGTACGAGAAGATGGCAAGGACGGTTATGAACCGCTTTGGCAATGACTCTAGCCGACTGATGGGCTCTGGATACGACCCAGGTATGGAGCGCTACTACTACGGCTATGACGAGTACACCATTGAAGTCCTTGACTTTGAGTTCGTTAGCGTTGACAACATCATCTTCGAGAAGAAAGAGTCTCGTTTTGGAAACATTGGTTTCTACTATAAGGGCCACAAGTACAATGCCCCACAGCAGAGTGTGTATGATAGGGAGGCTGTTTATATGCAGAACCAGACGCTGTATGGTGGTAATTACATCCTAGGGACTGACTACATCTACGACTACGGGTTGAAGAAGAACATTCCTAAAAATGTTCACGACCTCACCCGCACCCGGATGAGCTACAGCATTGTGGCCACCAACATCCGCAAGTCTATCCCTAAGTCTATGGTGAGCGGCATCATCGGCTTTGCCGACCAGCTGCAGATCACCCACCTAAAGCTCCAGCAGTCTATCGCTAAGGCTAAGCCCGATGGATTGATTATCGACATCGAGGGACTTGAGAACGTACAGCTAGGACGTGGCGGTGAGCTTCAGCCTTTGGACCTTCAAGACATCTACGAGCAGACGGGTATCTTCTACTATCGCAGTAAGAATCCTGACGGCAGCTTCCAGAACCCACCGATACGTCCCCTTGAGAACGGCATCAGAAACATCAACGAGCTCATCACCATCTACAATCACGCGCTGCGTATGATTCGTGATGCTACGGGCATCAACGAGGTTATGGATGGAACGAGCCCTAAGGGAGACCAGCTTGTTGGCGTACGCCAGCAGCAACTGGCGGCAGGCAACAATGCTCTTGGGGATATTAGCAATGCAGCGATTGTGCTGTATCGCAGGATCTGTGAGGACGTCGTGAAGTGTCTTCAGATACTTCCTCCTAAGTCTATCCTATACAAGGCCTACGAGACGGCTATTGGCAGGGAGAATATGGCAGTGTTATCTAGCTTCTCTAATCTGCCTATGTACAACTTCGGCGTTAGGGTTGTCGCTGATATGAACGAGATTGACCGTATGTACCTCGAGCAAAACATCCAGGCGTCTATTGCCCAGGGTGAGCTTGACATCGAGGATGCTATTGCTATCCGTCAGCTCAGGGACATCGACCAAGCCGAGAGGCTGCTTATTGTACGCCGTAAGAAGCGTATGAAGGCTCGTCAGGAGATGGCCCAGCAGAACTCTCAGTTCCAAGCTCAGGCCAACGCACAGGTCGCTCAGGTTACAAGCCAAGCCAAGATGCAGGAGGACCAACTGAAGGCTCAGTTGGACGCTCAGAAGATTCAGCTAGAGGCTGAGGCTAAGGCTCAGCTGCTGCAGGTAGAGTATGGACTTAAGATGCAGTTAGCTCAACTGCAAGGAGACTACGGAATCAAAGAGCAACAGATTGAATCTGGCGTACGACAAAGTGCTGATCAAGAGGCTGAGGACCGCAAGGATAACCGCATTAAGGAGCAAGCAGTTGCACAAAGCAAACTGATTGCCCAGCGTAAGGGAGACCGTGCGGAGTTACAGAAGCAGGACCTCGAGGGTCAGGAGGATATCGTAGATATCATATTAAATCAATAACTATCTTTGTAGGGAAATAAGACTCTTCGTTTAACCTTTAACCTTTCTATTGTGTCTTACAGTAACATCACATCCACTCCCAACTTCCAGCTTGCTGCGTTTGGACAGAAAGGATTTCGCAAGATAACCAGCGCATTCACCCCCGTTGCGGGTGAGGAATACCGAGTGGTATATGCCCTTCAGGATTCAACAATAACTCTTGTTTCGGTAAATGGTGACGGTCTAACGAGTCAAACTCTTTTAGCTGGAACTGCCGTTTATGGTTTATTCACTAGCGTAGCCTGTGCCTCTGGTTCAGTGCTAGCATACATAGCCTAAGAGATGCTTGGCCTTGGGATGCAGCTATTCAATAGACTAGGGCAAACCCTTAGTACATACATTGAGGTGGTGTGGAATACCAGTATCCAAATTTGGAACACCTCTACAGATACTTGGAATACGTAATGGAAATGTGTTCTATCTATATGATTTCCAGCGGCGACAGCAAAAAGATATACATAGGTGTAACTAAAAAGCCCGTAGCCAAAAGATTGTCTGAGCACATCCAAGAGTCTAAGAATAAGATTGCGGAAAAGAAAAAGACAACATATAAGAATAATTGGATTAATTCAAAAATAGACAAGGGCTTAGAGGTAGAGGTGCATCAGATTGATTTAGTGCCAATCTCCGAGTTTTCGTTTTGGGAGCGTCATTATATATCTCTGTTTAAGAGCTGGGGATTTACGCTTATGAACCTCACCGAAGGCGGAGAGGGAATCTTTGGATACAAATTCAACGAGGAGTCAAGGCTTAAGATATCAATGTCTAAGTCTGTAGATGTCTACGAGGTTGACGAAAACTGCAATGTTTTAAATCACTTCAAATCAACTTCAGAAGCCGCGAGGTTCCATAACATAAGCAAAGGCTCACTTCAGAAACACTTGTCTGGAAAGAACAAGAGTTGTGCGTCTCGAGTGTTTACCTACTCGCCGGATTCCTTAGACCCAAAAGAAATTAAGTCTATCTTTGCAACGATGGAATCAAGACACAAAAGATCAGTAGTGCAGTACGACACCGATTGGAATTACATTTCGGAGTATGGCTCTATTTTTAGTGCCGCAAATAGTATAGGCTTGAAAAACGACTCCCACATAGGAGAGGCTTGCTTAGATAAAAACAAAACTTGCTACGGCTATCGCTGGGCTTTTAAACAATAGGATATGGGAACTGCACTAACAGGATTAGAGATTAAGGATACCTATGATGGTCTCGTAAAAATTACGGACAACGGGCCAATTAGCGGTACGGCTAAATTCTTATCTGATGGATTGGGTAATGATTCGGTTCTTGCTTTGTCAACTACTGCGGTAGGTATTGGTTTGAATACGCCAAGCATAAAGTTAGAGGTACAATCAACGGATGTTACAGTATCAAGATTTGTATCTACAAATGCTGCTAATACGGGTGAAATTGCTATCACATCAGCGGGTGGCGTGGGCAATAATACTCGTGGGCGAATTGTTGGCGGTTTTGATGCGGGAGGTTCGGGTTTCGGTGGTTTCCTTGCCTTCAACACTACAACTACGCAAAACGTGAACAATGAGCGTATGCGCATCCTTGAAGGAGGCAACGTAGGCATCGGCACGAGTACGCCTACTTCAGGTGGTGTAAGCAGCGGCCTTCGTATTAAACAATTATCTGACGGAGCATTCGGATTTACGGGGGTAGGAATAGAATCGGCTGCCGCAACCGCTGAATTATTATACTTTGGCAATACGGGTACGAGGGCAGTAATTGGCCAAACCTATTTAAGCGCAGGGGCCTATCAGCCTATTGCTTTTGATGTGAGCGGTGCAGAACGCTTCCGAGTAACTGCTTACGGAGTAACCTTCAACGGGGACACCGCAGTAGCCAACGCCCTTAATGACTACGAAGAAGGCACTTTTAGCCCGACTATTGCAGGAACCACAACCGCAGGAACTGCAACATATAGTGAACAACAGGGCAGATATACAAAAATTGGTCGTTTAGTTCAATTTGAAATTTTTATGGTTTACTCAGCAGGGACGGGCACGGGAAACCTTACTATAACAAATCTTCCGTTTACTATTGGTGGAAGTTCATACCCTTCATTTACTATTGGGGCATTTGATAATATAACTATGACTGCTCTTAATATGCCAATGGCGTGGGGCAACATAAGCACAGCCATTATACGCTTCGCAGAAATGCCCGTAGGTGGCGGTGCTCAAGCTTCCCTTGCTTATGATGCCGCAGGTGCTATTCAAATTTCAGGAACATATTCAGTATAACGATTAAACACAAAACAAAATGATTGAAGAAGTAATCTACATCAGCGAATTTAACGTCAGCCTTGACGGAACTATTGCAGTCCGCAAAACAACTGACGTTACCAAAGACGGAGCCGTAATCGCTTCCTCTTATTGGCGCACCGTGCTTGCAGTTAACGACCCTGCTGCCGATGAGGTATTGGGAGTTGATGGCTACTACCGCACCCTTGCCAACGATGCTTGGGCAATGATTCCTGCACCTGTTGCAGAAGTTGTAGCAGAAGGCGAAGAAGCGTAAATTAGCAGGGAATTACCCTACTGATGGAACACCTACAACAACGGCTTGATGCATTAAAGCAGCAAGAGGCGAATCTACTAATGCAATTAGATGAGGTTCGTGTCTTGGTATCTGCATACGAGAACACCCTTGCCAACGATGCTTGGGCGATGGTGCCGGCTCCTGCGTCACCGGCCTCACTAGCCCCAGAGGTTGAGGTAGTGGCTGCTGAGATTCCTGCATAGTAAAGCTATTAATAGCTAACTTACTAATAGGTGGTCCAAGGACCGCCTATTGGTGTTTTGTACCTTTGCAATCGTATGGCAGCAAATCAAGTAGACTTTAAGATCCTTCCGAGCGATCAATTTAGCGTATATAGTCCCCAGACCCGAAGCGACAAGGTAATCACCTATTTTACTTTGCTGTCTAAACTTCGTGGAGATATCCTATCGGTTGGACAAGACGAAGACCCAAACGATATTGTCTCAGCATTCTACAGCAGCGTAGGAGGAACTCAGACCCTCCACCTTGTAAAGGCGGATGGGTCAGAGATTACGGCATCCGTACCAGAGCCCACCGTAGGAACGGTTACCTCTGTCGACCTAACAGCTAGCACAGGCATCAGCGTCAGTGGTGGACCTATCACCACTAGTGGAAGTATTACCGTAACCAACACAGCACCCGATCAGGTGGTAGTGTTGACTGGTGGTGGTACTACCTCCATCAGCGGAACCTACCCAAGCTTTACCATCACAAGTAACGACCAGTATGTAGGGACCGTAACATCTGTTGGCCTTACGATGCCAGCGGCTTTCTCTGTTGCCAATAGCCCGGTGACTAACAGCGGAACCTTAGCGGTCACTGCAATTGGCTTAAGCTCTCAGTACATCAGGGGCGATGGTCAGCTAGCAAACTTCCCGACCCCTGGTGGCGGAGGCTCTAGCGTTAACTACTACCTAAATGGATCGGTAAACCAAGGTACGTTTGGTGGTGTCACCTACTATGAGTTGAGCAAGACACCAATCGCTGGAGCTGGAACGAATTTTACGAGGACCAGCGCTTCAGGAGATGGATACGTAGCTTCATTTATAACTGACGCTAACGACCCAGACCAGATAAACATACCGGGAGGAAACTTCAACCTAGAGTTCTACTTTAACTCGTCATCAAGCGGTGGTTCGCCTGCGTTCTACGGAGAGTTGTACAAGGTAAGCACATCAAATGTGTTTACGTTAATTGCTAGCGGATCAGCCAACCCAGAAGTCATCTCCGGTGGTACTGCTGTTGATCAGTACTACACCTCGATAGCTGTACCTCAGACTGCGTTACTTGCTACCGATAGGCTTGCTATTCGTGTGTATGTTATAGTAAACGGAAGAAACATCACGCTTCACACTGAAGACGCTAACTTCTCTGAGGTGATCACTACGTTCTCTACTGGCCTTAACTCACTTAACGGGCTTAGCGATCAGGTTCAGTACTTTGCTGTTGGAACTAGCGGAACTGATTTCGCGATAAGTTCTTCTGTAGACACCCATACGTTTAACTTACCGACGGCTAGCGCCACCAACAGGGGCGCTCTGTCGTCTGCTGACTGGACTACGTTTAATGGTAAGGCTAGTGACGCATTTAAGACTATCGCTGTTGCTGGTCAGTCTGACATCGTCGCTGATAATGCTACCGATACGCTTACCATTGTTGCTGGTACTAATGTAACGATTACCACTAACGCAACTACGGATACCATTACCATCAACTCTGCGGATCAGTTTGTAGGGACCGTAACATCTGTAGCCACTACTGCCCCGATTACTGGCGGTACAATAATCACCACTGGCACTATTGGGATTACTCAGTCTGGAGCTGCAGCGGACGGATACCTAAGTTCAACCGATTGGAATACGTTTAATAGCAAGGAGCCAGCGCTTACAAAAGGCAACCTAACAGAAGCGACCTCCTCCGTTCTTACAATTACGGGAGGCACCGGGGCGGTCATTGGAAGCGGTACCGCAATACAGGTGTCTCAAGCAACCACGACTACGAGCGGGTTTCTAAGTTCTACGGACTGGAACACCTTTAACAACAAGCAGGGAACGATAACCCTTACAACTACAGGAACCACAGGGGCTGCAACATTTATCAGCAATACGCTAAACATTCCAAACTACGCAGACCAGTTTGTAGGGACGGTTACTAGCGTTGCGGCCCTTACTATAGGCACAACGGGTACCGACCTGTCGAGTACCGTTGCAAATAGTACAACGACTCCTGTAATCACATTAAATGTACCAACGGCATCAGCAGCCAATCGTGGCGCGTTATCTTCTGCGGACTGGACAACGTTCAATAGCAAGGAGCCAGCGCTTACAAAGGGAAACCTAACAGAAGCTACCTCTGCTGTCCTTACCATTACAGGTGGTACGGGTGCAGTAATTGGAACTGGAACATCCATACAGGTAGCGCAATCTGGGGTCTCCACAAGTGGATTCTTAAGTTCAACGGATTGGAATACGTTTAATGGAAAGCAAAATGCGCTTACTTTTAGCGCTCCACTAGTAAACACAAGCGGCACGGTATCTATACCTGCCGCTACAAGCTTGGTAGACGGATACCTAAGCGCTACAGACTTTGCCACGTTTAACGGTAAGCAGAACGCAATAACCCTTACAACCACAGGAACCACTGGCGCAGCCACCTTAATTGGAGCTACGCTAAATATTCCAAACTACGCAGATCAGTTTGTAGGAACTGTTACAAGTGTTGATATGAGCGTACCCACTGGGTTTGCTATCTCAGGGAATCCTATCATCACCAGCGGTACTTTAGCTGTTGCCTTTGCCTCGGGTTACTCTCTTCCTACGAATGCTTCTCAGACTACTTGGAATACTGCGTATAACGATAGTATTACTGCCTTTGCATACAATACATCAACTGGGGTGCTTACGCTCACCCAGCAGGACGCAGGGACCCTTACGGCCACTGTTACGCTTCAGCCGTTTAGCACGACTAACCTCGTTGAGGGAACCAACCTTTACTACACCGATACTAGGGCTCGTTTAGCATTAAGCGCAGGAACGGGAATCAGCTACGACAATGCTACGGGTATTATTACTAACTCATCCCCATCCTCTGGCGGAACCGTTACTAGCGTTGCAGCCCTCACCTTAGGCACGACAGGTACAGACTTATCGAGTACTGTTGCAAACGGTACAACGACTCCAGTAATTACACTACAGGTTCCAACTGCTAGCGCCGCCAATAGGGGCGCTCTGTCTTCTACTGACTGGACCACATTCAATAATAAACAAGGGACAATTACTTTAACCACCACAGGTAACACTGGCGCTGCTACTTTTGTCAGCAATACCTTAAACATCCCAAGTTATACGGATCAGTTTGTGGGTACGGTTACAAGTGTGGACCTTACTGCTGGCACCGGAATCACGGTAAGCGGGGGACCTATCACTAATAGTGGATCCATTACGGTAAACAATAGTGATCGAGGTTCCAGTCAGAATATATTCAAGAATATAAATGTAATCACAAGTCAAGATTGGGATGATTCAGATTTTGTTTGGAACGTCGATGACGGAAGTTGGTCTGGGGGAATTGATCAGGAAGCAATTGTTGCTGACAACAATAATGATACTTTATTCATTGAGTCTGTAGGGGGCATATCGATAACGACCGACTCTACAACTGATACGATATACTTTGACAACATAGACAAGGGTTCGGAGCAGAATATATTTAAGAACTTTGCGGTAAGCGGTCAGTCAACTATTGTTGCTGACCTAAACGATGATACGCTTACCGTAGCATCAGGCACTGGCATTAGTCTTACCACAAATGCCTCCACAGACACCCTGACTATAACCAACAGCGCTCCCGACCAAACGGTTGTGCTAACTGCTGGAACGGGAATAACTACAAGTGGCACCTACCCAAGCTTTACCGTAACCAACGACGACAGGGGCTCATCTCAGAATATCTTCAAGAATATCGCTGTTACTGGTCAGTCTGATATTGTTGCTGATACTAATAATGATACCCTCACTGTTGCCGCAGGCACTGGTATATCAATTACCACTAATCCAACTACAGATACCCTAACGATTACTAATACGTCGATATATTCTATCCCCATTTTTGCGGCATATAGTAACGTCAGTCTATCTCTTACTCCAGCAAATACCGAGCTTGCCTGTGAATTTACTGTTCAGTCCGCATTGTCCGCCTCGTTTTTTTCTCACAGCACTACAGTGGATCCAAATATAATAACGGTTTTATCGTCCGGAATATATGAAATATCTTTCGGCTATGGAGCTTCAAACGGAAATAATCAAATAGCATCCGTGTCAGCCACTGTTGCGGTAAATGGCGTCGGTCTGTATGAGCCATTTTCCTTTACTCAATTAGACAAGGCAACTTTCGGAATGAGTGCATCTTCATTTGTCAACACTTACATATATGGCCTAGCAGCCAATGATGAGATAGAAATATACTTTACTGCGGACTACGTTGGTGGGTCGACTGGAACCATTACCATAACCCCATCAGGTTTTGATGGAAGTACATACATAACAATTAAGAAGATTCAGTAGTATATTTGCATAAATAATTAAAATTATGTCATCATCATCAACACACGTAGAAAAAGAGCTCATCGACACTGTCAAGCAGCTCCAATCATCAATGGAGGCAATCAAGACTGAGCTTGGCACCATTACACTTATCGAATCACGCAAGGCTAAGCTAATCGCCTCCTTTGAGGAGGCTGAGGTGTCTATGAAGGACGTGAGGGAGAAGATCTACAAGGATTACGGAGACGGAACCATCGACCTCAACACTGGCGAGTTCACCCCCAACGGTGTGCCAGAGGCTGAGATTGTAGAGTAGATACTAACGAGCAGATGGGTCCCTGAATGGATGGGACCTATCATAAGCTGGTTAAGGCAAAGCCCCGCAAGGGGCTTTTCTTTTTGGTATAACTTTGCACTACTTCAAACCCATTCATTTAAACAGATGAAATTTTTTACTTACATAAAAGAAAAACTTATGGGCTTTGCCTCCATCTTTAAAGATGACAACAACTGGAATGAGAAAACCATTATTGGTTTTATGTCATTTGCTGTAATGGTTATAGTAATGGTTGCGGACGTTGTCTCTGGCGTTATGGGTAAAGACCTAGTTATTAACGAGTTCACGTATAATTCTTTTGTAATCATTACCCTAGGATCATTTGGAATCGCAGGACTAGAAAAGTTCGCTAAGAAATGAAGATGCCCGTAAACTTTGAGCAGTTCCAAAAGAACCCCACCGCAGCGATAGCGTTCATCGCCCTTGCAGCCGTAGGCTATTTATACATTGACCAGAAAATGAGCAACTCAACAACCGATGAGCGTTGTCAAACAAGAGTGGGTGAACTTGAGGTGAAGGTAGAAAAGTACACCGAACACGTCAGACGGCTAGACTCAGCGTTAGCCTACACAAGTGCTAAAAACGAAATGCTAATCCAAACACGATGAAAGCCACACAAGCTGCAGTAATTCTGTTAATCCTTCTAATCATTGGTGGAATCCTTAGCGCACAAAAGCCAAAAGTAAAAGTGGTAGATGAGATGGACTTGATGATTGAGAAGTCCAACCAAACTATGCGTAAAGCGGCATCCGTATCAAAGAGCGCAGACAATCTAATTGTTGCGGAAGTAAAAGAAATGAAGGCCACCATCACAACTTTAGAGGAGGAGAAGGTCGCCCTCGTTGAACAAGTTAAAACAATGCAAGATGAAATCGTTGCTATTAGCGTGCAGCCTACTGCTGTGCCATTTAACGTACTCGCAATCGTACCCGATTCAACGGGTCGAGGGGAGTGATACGGTAGTCGTGCTTAAGTTGTCTCAAGCAGCGGCGATGAACAGCAAGTTCGTCAAGCTAAAGAAAGAGATTGACTCTGTAGGCTTAGACTACCGTAGTATGAAGCTTGTTGCTGACTCTCTCGCTACTGAGAATATCAGAACCACAGAGACCTTACGCAAGGCTCTTCTAGAGCCTAAGGCTGCCGTTGATAAGGTAAACGAACAGTGGCGCACTGGAGTTTCTGTTTCAGTATGGTTTTCGGTTATATTTTACGTTGTATTTAGCTATTGATGGAACAGAGAGCTAAGAACCTTCTCAAGAAGTACGGACTTGCTGGCGTTAATAAAGCCAAAGCAACTCCCTCGCACCCAAAGAAGTCGCACATCGTATTAGCTAAGGTCGGAGATAAGGTTCGTCTTATCCGCTTTGGACAAAAAGGTGCTGACACTGTAACCGAAAGCAATCCCACTGCTGCTCGTGCTGCAAAGCGTGCGAGCTTTAAGGCTCGGCACGCAAAGAACATTGCCAAGGGTAAGATGAGCGCGGCGTACTGGGCAAACAAAATTAAGTGGTAGGTTATGAAGGTTGCTAAAAAAACAAACCCAGAGCTTTGGGAGAAGTCAAAGGCTCAGGCTAAGGCTAAGATGGGCGGAAAGCACTCAGCCAGAGCTATGCAGCTTGCTGTTTCCATCTACAAGAAAGCAGGCGGAGGATACTCCGGCGCAAAGACAAAGACAAGCCTAAGCAAGTGGACCAAGCAGAACTGGCGCACCAAGAGCGGTAAGCCATCAGGCGAGACAGGAGAACGCTACCTTCCAGAGAAGGCAATCAAATCATTAAGCTCTAAAGAGTACGCAGCCACCACCCGCGCTAAGCGCGAGGGGACTGCTCAAGGCAAACAATTTGTCGCTCAGCCCAAGGCTATTGCCAAGAAAATAGCTCGGTTCCGTAAGTAGCCATATACGAAACTGTTGCGAAATATGCAATAGTTATTTGAACTAATTTTGCGTTATTAATAACAAAATTTATTTTATATGAGCAATGACATTGAAAGCGCCTTAAGCGCAATGGGATACGAGGTAACCAGCGGAGAGGTGCCAGAGGGAACGCCACTAGACGCCCCCACTTTCTCAGCACCCGAGGGAGCAGAGGTTTTAGACTTTAGCGATCAGTTCGCAGCGTCTACACCCGAGCAACCAGAGGCTGCACCGCAGGAGACCTACGAACCCCAACAGCAACTAGAACAGGAGTCTGTTCAAAGTTCTTTTACAAATGAACCCGAGCCAGAGATGTCTGAGCAAGAGTTCGAGGCTGCAGTCGCAAGCTACGTCAGTGAAAAGCTAGGCGTATCTATCGATAGCATCGAACATCTTACCCAGCTTCTTGAAGCTCAAAAAGCCCCATCAATTGACGAGAGAATAAAGGCAATCGCCGACTTCGTTGAAGAGACAGGACGTGATCCACTTGACTGGTTTAGATACCAGTCAATTAATCCGTCTGAAATGGATGAGCTCAGCGCTGTGAAACTACAGATGGCTGTTGACTATCCTAATCTCTCTAATGAAGACATCGATTTACTGGTGAGGTCCAAGTACAAAGTAGACGAGGACCTGTACAGTAATGAAGAGATTCGGTTGTCGAGTATCCAATTGAAGATTGATGCGGACAAAGCTAAACGGGACATCGAGAAATTGCGCGACAATTATCGTATGCCCGTGAAGCAAGAAGTCTCAAATAACGAAGTTCAAAGTCCCATTGACGAGAACTGGATTCGCACGATGAGCCAAGAGGTTGATGCCCTTGAGGCGCTAAGCTTTCAGCTTGGCGACCAAGAGTTTAACTTCGGGCTTAACGACCAGTACAAGTCGAGCTTAAAGGATAAGAACGCACGTCTTGATGAGTTCTTCGATCAGTATGTCGATAACAGCGGAGGCTGGGACTTCGAGCTGCTGAACTCTCACCGAGCCCTAGTAGATAACATTGATGAAATTGTCAATTCTATCTACAAGCAGGGCCTTAGTGATGGCCAGCGCAAACTCGTAGAAACTGCCGCGAATGTAGATGTCTCATCTCCACGTCCCGCTGATTCAAAGAATGCTGATTCTGTCTCTGCTCAGATACTAAACTATCTAAGCAATAGCGACAGTCTTCGTCTAAAAATATAAAAACGCCTAACACATAAAATAAAATGGCAACTACAAATACCCCGTTGGATTTTTCTCCCAACAGTTTTCGTCGGTTAGATCCGACCAAATACACTTCACTCGGTGATTTCATCGATGAAGTAAACAAGCCCGACAACCGTGATCTTCTCGTTAAGACCTACGGTAACCAAGGCATCACAGGCTTCCTTCAGATGGTAGGAGCTGTCAAATCTAACGGTGCTGCCGATGAGGTTCAGTACTGGGAGGAGACTCGCTTGCACCAGCTTCAGGTTGCTACTCCAGCCGCTTCTGCTGCTGCCGCTGCAACTACCCTGACGCTGAACTTGGCCTCTGCCGCTACTTCTGCTACTGGA